CGACAAATAAAATTTGGTCTTAGTATCTCTCTGTTTAGTATCATCTATCCCACCTATAAAATATGTGTTCTCCAATCGTTCCTACAAGATGCATACCATCATCAACAGCCCAGTATGGTTTGACATAGTGTGCATGGTAATGTGTTGCACCCTCAGTCAATCCTCGATGTGTATCATTCGCAAGTAAATTCTCAGCAACCTTCTTAGACTTCTCCCAAGGCGTTCCTACTCTTGGTTCATCTGAAAGTCCATCACAATACCAAGAGAACTGACATTTATGTTTCTTTGGTATTCCACTTTCCCATACTTGACTCTGAAAGATAACTGCACACACATCATTAGGATAACGAGTGTCATTCACTCGATTCAAAACCACATCTGCGGTTGCAACCATTCCTGCAAGATTATCATTTCTGGCCTCATGGTAGATATTCAACGAAAGACAACGAAGTTCCTTGGGGTCAACTTTCTTTTGATAAAGTTCGACAGGAGACAAATCTTTTGATTTAATATCTTGATTTAACTCTTCACAGGAAACTACAAACAAACATAATATAATTAATGATAATCTCAATTTTCAATCTCTTCTATCAAATCTGATATTCCCATAAAGGCTTGTTCTGGTAACACACTCTTGTATGAGAACTTATATGCAAGAGTCAGTCGAGGACATTCTGTCCATGCGGCGTGCCAACAGTGATGTTGAGGTTCGTCTACACGACCAAATCGATACCACCTTGCTTGCCAACCTTTTTTATCTTCATGAGTTACAAAGTCATTTTTCTCTTTATCAAAATAACGAAAGTATCCATCTCCACTTTCACTCCAAGTAAAAATAATTTGATATCCAAACGCATTCCAGTTGGTGTGCCATTCAATGTAACCTTGAGGTGGATAGTATGATGTCAGAGAATTACTATTTGCGTTGAACTGTTGAACCAGATTATATTTGGTATGGTCATTCAGTGGAGAGAATATTTCGGGATGAGACATCACACCATCAAAGACTTGAAAGGCATATCCTCGTTCTGGAAATCCTGTGTGATGTTCAGCCTGTTCCAATGCCTCATAATAGGTCTCTGGTTCGGTATACTTCTTACCCTGTCCAATCGGAACATTCCCAAGATTCTTAGCAAGTTGTCCCATCAGGTCTTTGTGTTCGATGAACATATCTGAAGTCTCTTCAAGAGTTCGAAGAAAGTCTTTATTACGGATTGTAATCTCAGTCATCTTCTAATGCTTTTACAATGTCTGGAAAGTGAACGCCAATGATTTCCCAACACTTGTCAGCAACCTCACTGTGTTCCTTCTGTGTGCCATTCCCTCTACGCAAGTCACAATAGTGAATCCAAGAACGAAGTGAACCCGCCATGTAGATTGTTGATTGTGTCAAACCTTCGGGTAATAATGCCCGTGCTTGTTCCTTTGCAATACCTTTTGCAAGTGCATCTTTATAAGACATCTCAGCATGTGCTTGGACTTTCTTCTGTTCCATCGACCACCACTCATTCAAGTCATGGTCATCGGTCTCTACAGAGTTCTGACGATTCTTCTCGTCTTGTAGTCGTGCTTTGCGTGACTCAAATCCTGGCGCAACAGCATATCGTTGCGAGAACTCTTGATACGAGAACGAGCGGTGACGCAAAATCTGACGTGCAATGTCACGAGTCGTTTTGATTTCAAGAGTCATATGCACCATCTCAAATGGTGACCAATGTGCTTCACGAATCAGATAACGCAACAGACGTGGTGCTGTTTCGGTGTTGCTCTGATTAGCAGGATTACTTACTCGTGCGGTATAGGCAATAAGTTGCTCTGCTGTTGTGCATTCTGTAATAGCAGAAGGCTTACTCACTGCAATAAGATTTACTTCACTCATTTTTTCTTAACCATCTATCTTAAAATCTTTAAATCTATCAGCGGTTTTAGTCTGGTCAAAGACAGGAATTACATTATCCGCTTTCACTCCATCATCACTGTCATTGTCATCAGAGAGACGCATCTTAGACCTGTCAATCTTGAGAGTGAACCGATTGTATCGTGTCGGGTCATTATATCGATTCTTCAACTGTTTGACCAGTATCTTTCCAACATTATTTAGTTCATCGTTTGAGATGAGTGCGAACATGAGGTCGGCGGTAGCGGGTAGTCCAAAAGACTCGGACGTATCTTCCAACCCAACATCGTCATTAGAATAACCAGAACGAGTCGTCTGCGTTGCAGATACAATCGGAACGTTGAACTCGACTGCGAGGCCTCTAATTTCCTCTGCAATGCTTTTAATGTATGAATATGAGTTGATAGCACCGCCCATTCCTTTCATTCGTGATGACGCACATATATTTAGGTAGTCAATGAAAATCATTTCAGGAACAAAGTTCTTCTTGAGTTTGAGTTCATTCAACAATGCACGAAAGTGACCTGTGTGTGCTTGACCTGTTGGATACTCTTTGATAATCAGTTTACCCTCAGTCTTTGCTTTCAGTGTAGTCACTTTGTCTGTGAACATATCTTTAGATAGATTCTCAATCTGGTCAATTGGAATATTCAACAGATTGGCATCCATGCGTTCTGCGATACGCTCCTCTGCCATCTCCATTGTGATATAGAGAACATTACGACCTTGTGAAAGTGCGGATGCACCCATATGACACATGAACAAAGACTTACCCACTCCTGTTCCTGCGAGTGCGATGTTCAGTGTCTTGTTAGGCAGACCACCTTTGGTAATCATATTGAAATGTTCTAGGTCAAATGGAACTCTTTCTTCCTGTTGATGATAGAAGTCAAAACGTTCATTCACATTCTCAAGATAGTCGTGGCCAATATTTGCATCAAATGAAACACCTAGTGCTTTACTCAAGACATCAGGTATTGCATTCTTTTGTAGTGTTGCATGTTTACCATCGATGATAGAGATACTCTCCATCACTGCGTTGAACACTGCTCGGTCTTGACACCACTTCTCGGTGCGTTCAATCAACCAGTCAAGGTTCTCAGATTCAGGTGTGAAGACATTAGGAAGAAGTTCAATTGCTTGACGATAGTTCTCTTCACCAAGAGAATTGTTTTCATCTATCTCAATCTTGAATGACTCCAGAGTAGGGAGTTTATTGAACTTAGCAACGAACTTTGTAACCTCTTTGAACATACCACGATAGACACCCTCAAAGTAATCAGGAGATATGAAAGGAAGAACCCTTCGCATATACTCTTCATTGGTAAGAAGGTTTCTAAGTATCGTCTGTTCTAGATTGATATTCATTGTATAGTTCCTTTGCTTCCTCATGCATTTCTGGTGTTGCCAACATCTCTCCTGTCTGATTGTCTTTTCCGACAAGAGTTCCTTCACTCACCGCTCTTTCAAGTATAGAAGTAAGTATTTTACCACAATACTCTTGAAATGTCAAGTTCTCATCAATACCCTCAAGGTCAGGGTCAGGAGTTGAAACTACATCACACGAAAATGACAGGTATCCATCGGGGTCATCTGCATTCTCACCTTGAAAGGTGATGTTACCAAATCGAATTACAGTCTCAGGATATTCTTCAAGTAGACGAACATCCCAACCATCAGGACTATCGGCCTGTGGTATCACCTCATAGTGAACATCTTCACTCAGTGTGTTTACAATATCATTCATTCTCATTCACCGCAATCTCATCCATGTCTACTTTTTGTGCAAGACCGATTGAGTATTGGGACTTGATGAAATCAGCAAAGTCAGTGTTCTCAAAGACAGGAGTCCAGAAATCTTTGGTGAGTGTCTCTGCTTGACGAACTTTCTTTTCTTCTCCTGCAATACTATACCAACCATTACTAGGTTTGACAACATACCCACCAGCCACAGCAACATCAAGAAGACCACTAAACTGTTGGACACCACCTTCCCAAGAAACAGAGATAGGTATCTTACTTTTCTCTTTTACATAACGAGACTTTTCGATATTGATTACAAAGTGATAACCCTTGATTTCTGTTCCTTGTTTATCTTGTTGACGACCAATAATCCAGATGTTATCAGACGAGTAGTAGATACCAGTTCCACCACCCACGATGTCTTTTGGAAAGAGACCAATCTCTTTGTATGTGTGATTAACGGCAAGCATCGGAATGTTCTTCATAGTCAAATAAGGTGTGACCATGCGGAATAAACCTTTGAGTGCTTTTGCACGAGACATATCTGCAACCGACTTTTCATTCATCGCATCTTCTAGTTCTTTCTTAGATGCGAGATTACCAATCGAATCAATAACGATAATCACATTATCGGTTCGGTCAATGTTCTCAAGTTGTGAAATTATATCAAACTTGAGTTCCTCGACATTGGCAATCGGGGTATGCAGAACTCGGCTGGTGTCAATCCCGAACTGCTCAAAGTAAGATTGGGGTGAACCAAACTCACTATCATAAAAGAGCAGAACTGCATCTTCTTTTGCTTTCAGATATGCACCTGCCATGAGCAGAGCAAACGAAGTCTTGAAGTGCTTACTGGGGCCTGCAAGGACTGTAAGTCCTGGCGTGACACCACCGTTAATTGACCCCGACAATGCAACGTTCACCATTGGAACATCTGTCGAGACCATATCCTTTTCTGTAAAGAATTTACTTTTTTCTAGAACTTCAGTCGTCTTGATTTTCGAGTTCTTTTTCAGTTTGTCCATTATCGACATTCGAGTCTCCTATTTTGCGATACTTGTCGTTTAGTATAACACATTCATTCAACAAAGTCAAGTCTTTATCGAACTGTGAAAACGCTCGAATGTTTCTTGTTATATCTTGATTTGCAATTCCATCTTTTCCATCATAGTCTGGAACAGTCATATATTCTTTACCGACACGAGGGTCATTCATTATATGATTGATGACAGTTGATGAGTTACATTGAAATCTTTTTGCAGAGTCAACCACCTGATTGAACCAGAGTTTTTTGAGTGCAATAAAAGAGTCTGTTGCAAGTCTTGCATACAAAACCTCTGGCCCAGTTGCAAACTTAAACTGTTGAGCATGAATATTTGTAAATGCCTCATAGATGTTTGCAACTGCGGCGGTTGCTTCTCGAAGTCCACCAACCAACTGATATTCTGCTTCAACAAAATCTCTCTTAGGATTATCGTGGATATTAAGGTCTGGATTAAATGTCAGTCTTTTTAAGTCATCGTCAAAGACAGAATCAAAAAGTCGGGAGGCAATATCAGGTGTGATTATTGATTTAACAATAACACCACCCTTGGTATGTTCTAATATTTTTAGAGCTGCATCTTCAATGATAGAACAATCAAGAAAACCATCATCACTAATAACTGGTTCAGCACATATGACTGTAATATTAGGTTTCCACTCTACCAAGTCATCAATACTTTTTCCTTCCTCATCATCAACAATAAATGTGTTGACATGAGGATGAGTGAAAGCAAACTCAACAGCCCGTCCAAGTTTACCATAACCAACAATACCTACTTGTAATTTATTCATCATCAATTCACCTTATAATAATCTTTATACCATTTCATAAATGCAGCGACACCCTGTTCGATGTCTGTTTTAGGTTTATATCCTAATCCTCTTAACTTATATGTATTACTCCAAGTTTCAATTGTATCGGCAGGATGTTTGGGTGCAAGAACAATATCTGGTTCTCGGCCAAGTTCTTTTCCGATATGGTCAATGAAGTCCATCAATTCAACCTGTTTACCCCGACCAATATTAAATATCTCATTAGACTTGATATCTTCGAAGAGTGCAATCTTGATACCCTCGATAATATCACCAATATATGTAAAGTCTCGTTTCATCTGTCCATAATTGAAAGCCTGTATTGGTTTGTCTGCAATAATACTTTTTGTGAAATCAAACAATGCCATATCAGGACGACCCCAAGGGCCATACACAGTAAAGAATCGAAGACCTACATTGTTCAGACCCGAAACCTTGAACTGACACTCATTCACATGTTTTGTATATGCATATGCATTGAGTTGATGACCTGTAACTTTGTCCTCAGTCCAACCAGTCTCAGGAATAGGTGTTCCACCATAGATAGAACTAGTTGATGCATAGAGAACTTTACCAACATCATACATCTGACAGACCTCAATTAGATTTTGAGTTCCATCGATATTATCTTGATGATACAGTCTCTCGTTTCCAAAAGAAGCACGAACATTCGCACGACCTGCTAAATGAATCACGATGTTTGGTTTTAAAACATTGAATGCTTCGTCAAGTGCATCAAAGTTTTTGAGGTCACATTCATAAACCTGATTACCGAAATAATCTCGTCTTGCATACTTTAGCTTGGGGTCATAGTAATGATTAGCAAAACTGTCAATTCCCATGACATCTTTAAAACCATCCTCAATGAGTGAGTCCATCAGGTGACTACCAATGAAACCTGCTCCCCCTGTTACTAGTATTCTCATTATCCGTTCCTATAGATATATTCTAATGCTCTATCTGCTTCTTTATCTAGGGGTCTGTTTTCATACCAGTTACCAGTCTCTCTGTCCAACTCAGAACAAAGTATTGCAATCTGATTTGCAGATATCGGATATCCTTTGGATACTGCGTTACCTGCAACCGCAACCATAATCTGATACATCTTGTGATACCATCCAGTTCCAGTAATAGAACGATACTCTTGAACCAATCGTTTTGGAAAGAATGGGCAATCCCGATATGATGTCCAAGAGTAATCAGTATTATCTAGGGAGTTCTTACGATGCTGTATTACAGCCTCTTGCATAGCAGGAGGTAGTCGGTCAAGAAACGTATTACCTGTTGATTCTACATAGGAGTGTTTGTTTCTTAACATGTCAGGGTCAATCTTCACACCCTCGTTGGTGAAGATAAAGTTGTATGCATTGGGATATTGTGCAGGGACATAATACATACGAGACAAGTCTTTGGTCTGTTCGTCTCCCAACTCATCAAACTCCTTGTTCATTGCGAACCAGAAGTGTGGTAAGTCTTTGGAGACAACCTCTTTGGTCAGAGGAAACACCAGACGAAACTTTGGTTGTTCGATTGTTGATGAGGCGGTTGAGTAACATATGTAATAATACTCACCGAACTTTTCATATAATGTCTGTTCTAGATGTTCGCTAGAACAAACAAAATCATCCACATCAAGGCAAGCCCAGCCACCCCATACTTCAACAGATTTATTAGAGCGGGTAGTATCCACACGATAACAAGCAGGGCTGATAAGAGGAGAAGAATCTCTACCACCTTTTTGTCCTTTCTTTTCACTAAGTGCATAAAGTAAACTCTCAAACTTTTCCCATGTGTCAAATTCCATAACACGATGAGTCTTGTTATCAAATGTATTTTGAAACAAAGTAAGAGAGTAATTCATTATCATACTATATCATACCCAATGAGAATTGTCAAGACATAAAAACTACGATGACACAACGGTCTTCAATAGATGCCATCGGCGCATGAGGTTCTTGTGCATCATACCAAATGAAACGATTTTCTTTGAAGTCAATCTTTTCACCATTATAATAAGTTCCTGCTTCACCCCACAAATAGATGACCCCAGCCCATTGACACTTATCTCTGTGAGTTCTTTTTGCGATGCTACTGACATGTTCTTGAAAACCTTTTATATTATTACCCTCACATTGATAAAAGTGCATACGGTCAACTATCTTACCTGTCGTCTTTTCAATCTTGGTTGTTAGGTCAGGATATATTGTTTTGATATTGAGAGTGCGAAGACCTGACCAGCTTTCAATGACGCCTAATATTTCATTGGATTCTTGGGGTGTAAAGTATTCGGCATTTCTTGCATCCAAGGCAATTGTTTCAAAATCATCAATGAAATCTTCGTGTATGTTTAGGTCAAGCAAAGAACATATCCAACTGTGCTTTGGGTTCAGCCGACCAACCAACCGCATCGAGGATTGGTTCGAGTGGGTCAAGAAAAGTCTTCTCAAACATCAGACCATAATCCACATACTTCTCAAGTCCCAACTCACGAGGCAGATTGACAGGATAGGTGATGACATTCTCCTTGATAGGATTGGGTTGTTTGAGATACACGAACTTTATCTTCTCACCATTCTTGATTGACTCGTATCTTAGGTCTTTGGTGTAGTGATTATATAGTAACGCACCCCGAACATGAATGGGTGTTCCCTTCTTATAGATAGAGTCACGGTCTTTCCATTTGTTTACCTGACTCACCCCACGAGGGAATGAGATATCTTCGGCAGGAAGTGATTGAAACTCATTTCGAAAACGATTGATAAACTGTTGAGTATTTGACTCATCACCCTCAATGATAACATTAAATAATTCTTTCATCTTCTGACGCACGACTTGAGGAGTGGATGACTTGATGGCCTCGATACCCATCATCTTGA